GGAGGTAGAGGGATGGAATTTAAAGAGTTAGTAGGTCAAACGTTTAAATATTATTGTGTTTACGATGATAAAACAGAAATTATTTTCATAAATGAAAAAAATAAAACTTTTAGAATGTATCATGAACAGGATTGTTGTGAATCTGTTTCTATTGATGATATTAATGGAGATTTAGATGATATTATGAATTCACCTATTCTACTAGCTGAAGAGGTAATTAATTCAGGTGAAAATGAATGGGGTACAGAAACATGGACATTTTACAAATTATCAACTATAAAAGGAACTGTTGTTATTAAGTGGTATGGTGAATCTAATGGTTATTATAGTGAAACAGTTTATTATGAATGGATGTAGGAGGTAGAAGGGATGAACTACACTGGGAAAGCACCGGCAACATATAAGTATTATATAAATAAAGAATTACAAGCAAGTGGTTCAATGGAAGAAATAGCGGAGGAAATAGGTGTAACAAGACATGCTATTTGGAATAGATGTCAGAAGACTAGAAAGAGAATTCGTGAGGGTGGTAAACCTAGAATTCATCATGAATTAGAAGTCGATAAACCGTCCATACATGAATACGCAATGATTGTGAGAGGTAAACTTGTTGGATGTGGAACAATAAAAGAATTATCCGAATTAACAAACTATGCTTACGATTATTTATTGAAAATATCAAACGGTAATTTTGATTCGAAATCAATTAAAATGTATAAAAAAGTAAAGTCTAATAAAATAAATTAGACTTTTTATTTTAAAAGTGTTGACGAAACAATTAAATGTGTGTTACAATTAGAGTACATTAAAAGAAGGGAATGAGCAACATGGGTAAATTAATTGATATATCAGGTCAGAAATTCGGGAGGCTTACATGTATTGAAATGTGTGGAAGAAAAAACGGTCATGTTCAATGGAAATTTGCATGTGATTGTGGTAATGTTTTAATCGCAAGAGGAATTGATGTTAGACAAGGTAAAACAACGAGTTGTGGTTGTCGTTCAAAAGAAGTGACTTCTAAAATCACAAAAGGAAAATCTCCTAAAGTTAGAAAAGAAGAAAAGATAAAAAGATTAAAAACAAAAGCCTAAAATCAAGTTCAAAACCTTAAAGATAAAAATACTAAAAGACATAGCAAATGATAAATCAGGAAGATAACTAAAAGATTAAGTTCAAACATTCTAAAAGATAAAGAACAAAAACTTATAGTAATGAAACCGTTAGTCGTTGTAAAGTCTAGAGGAGAGAAATGAAGTTGGCAAGAAAACCAAAGAAGAAACAACCTAAATTCACGATAAGTGAAAAGGATTTAAATGAGTTTAACAGATTACAAAAGAATGCAAAAAATATGATTCGTTCTAGAAAGAAAAAGTATAACGTTGATATTTCTGGTGATATTGATTTGCGTACAAGCATTACGTCATTTAAAACACGTAAAGAATATAATGCTTGGAAAGAAAGTATGAATAAGTTACGTTATAGAGCGGATTTGCAGATTCGTAAAGTTGGAGACACAGTAGCAAGTGTAAAACAGATTAACCAAGCAAACAAAGAAGTCAATGTTATGAAGCGCAAACTCGAAAAAGTTGGTGATGAGTATCAAAATAAATATAAAGTAAAGTTTACTGAAAAACAGTTAAAAGAAATGACATTGCAAACGAATGTAGCACGAGATATGGAAATAAGAAGACAAGAATATCTTGAAAGTATTCCCCGTTTTGATAAGAAGGGAAGACAAATAAAAGATGTTCGTAAAGATAAAACTGGTGGAACTGTTATTGTTAGAGATAAGTTTGACCCTACTGTTTTAGATAATAATCAACGTGTTAAAATTAGAGAATATAATTTAAGACATGTGAGTGACCCGCAGAGATATAAACAAAGGGAAGGACAATTGAAACAGAACGCAATGGAAAAGATGTTGCAATCATTTGGGGATGATGCAAATGACGTGTTAGCTTATTTTAATAAAATGAGTGATGCTGAATTTAACAATTTCTATTTTATGTTTATGGATTCTAGTATGAACTTTAATGAGTATGATTCCGACCAATATTTGGGGCAATCAAAAGATACTGATGACCAATTAACAGGGGTTATTGAAGCGATACGAACAGACATACAAAGATATGATAAAAACAGGGACAAATATAAATTGCTTGAAAAGTATTGAAAGGGTGAACGATAGCATATGATTAAGAAGAAAAGAGAAAGAAAAAAGATAAAAACATATGCGTGCGATTTTGAAACAAACACAGAAGCTTGGCTTCACGAGGATAAATTGAAAGATGAATTAAAAACAAAAGAAGAAAACCCTGAATTATGGAGAAAAAGGGAAGCGTGGAAAACTCATACAAATGGTGATAAAGCTTTTGTGTGGTCTTGGGGTGGTACTGAAATACGTGAAGATATGAATTTTAAAGGGGAACTAGATAATTTTATTGTTGGTAAGTCTATTCGAGAATTTGTTGATTGGGCTTTAGATGGAAGTAAAAATATTTGGTTCCACAATTTAAAATTCGATGGGTCGTTTATTGCTGTTGAGTTACTGAGAAGAGGTTACACATTTACATTTGATAGGAATCCCGCTATTGGTGAATTCACAGGTTTAATTGATGGAAAGAAAATGTGGTTCGAATTGATTGTTTGTGTAGAGGGAAAACGTGGTGGAAGACATTTTATCACGATTAAAGACTCGTTAAAGAAAGTTCCTTTTGGTTTACGTGTGGCAGCTATGGCATTTGGACTTGATGTGTTTAAAGATGATATGGACTATGATATTATTCGTGAACCTTTTGAGCCGATTAATGAAGTTGATTTTAAGTATCTGAAAAAAGATGTTGAAATTACCGCAAAAATTATTCACTATCAGGTATTCCAAAGTGGTTTGAAAAAAACTACAATTGGTTCGGATGCTTTGAATGAGTTTAAAAACACGGTTGGTGGAGATAAAGGTTTTAAAGATATATTTCCTGTGTTAGATTATGACACAGATAGTTTTATTCGTAAATCATATTTTGGTGGGGTCACACAGGTAAAACCAGGAAGAGAAGGGGAATTGATTGGAGAGGGTTGTGTTTTTGATATCAATTCAATGTATCCTTATGTACAGTATTATAAAATGTTACCTTATGGAATGCCAGTCCCGTATTTAGGTGAATATCAGGAAGATGATGAGTACCCACTTTATATACAGAAAGTTAGTTTCTCGTTTTACTTGAAAGATAATATGTTACCTACGATTCAGTTAAAGAAACAAAACGTTGAGTTTAATTACAATGAAGCTGATGATGTTAGAAAGTTCAACGGTAGAGAGTTTCAGAAAACAAGCTACGGAGAAATTGTTACGATGTATGTAACGAATGTTCAGTGGGATCAGATAAAAAAACATTATTGGTTGGATGATTTAGTATATCATGAAGGGTTTATGTTTAAAGGTAAGATTGGGATATTTAAAGAACATATT